ATACAAGAGATAGTGATTTTAATGAAATTAATGAACATATGCGTATATACATAGATTATGACCCTGTAGAAAAACAGATATATCTTTTTAATGAATTTGAGACAAAATTTCCATTTATGACTGGAAGAAAACCAATTGAACAAAATTATGTATATCTGCCATTTTCAAATCAATTTCCTCTACAGAATGGTGTAAATGTAAATGAGGATGAGCCTGTTGAAGAAAATGAGGAAAATGAGGAAAATGAAGAAAATGAGGAAAACGAAGCTGCGCAACCTGTACTACATGAAGGGCAACTTGGTATTGGTGGTAGGCGCAAAACACGCAGACGCAAAAACAGATTAATAACCAAAAAGTAGACCTGCGCGCCCACCAAAAATGCGAAGAATATTATAGGATTCTGCCCAGATATAAATCCAGAGGCGTTCATTGCTCGCCATACCAAACCGTAACTCCTTCTTCATGATGCGTCCCATATTGACTTCGCCCATGGGCATGGATGGACCAGAATAACCATTTTGAACTCCAAAGGGGATACAGTACATGTACCGATTAATCCAAGGAGATTTGCGCTCCTCTAAACTTGGCAATATACTTCTGTACATTGCGCAGTTTTCCGTGCTCGTCTTGACAAAGGAACCTTCATATAAGAGTTCAATACTTGTAAACGGCTCAGATCCTCTTGTGCTGAATCCTGGGGCGAGAAATCCTGCCGTCGCCGCATTGAGACCGCTACAATCGGGCCACCAGGGTACAAATGTTTCATTTAATTCCCCTTTTGAGAGTGGTTTTATATAACGATATTTACTCGCTAAATCACGCGTTGCTAAAAAGTATGTATTGTAGGCCGTCGCCCTATAATTCTGCGCCATGAAGAACAAGTGTCGCGTAGGATTGGGGAGTTCAAGAGGAATCGTCACATCTTTAAAGCGCTGAGTATCATGTGGCTCAATTCTGTAATGTTGCGTCATGGGAATCTGAATATCGCCTAGACGAAAGCGGTTAGCTTCTGGCTTATCCAGATAGATATACTCAGCAAGTAGATATGTATCTCCTAAACTGAATGTTTGGGGCATCTGAATTCCTGGAATGGGTGAAACTTTGCTTGTAATTTCAACCTTATTTTTATAAATACCTCGAATGTCCTCGGTGCCTCCAGTTGTATAAAAGGGACTTCCAGCCATCGGCCAAAGCGCCGAACCTTCTGCAGTACTATCAGATGCTTCCGCCCTAGAGTCTGTATAATAACACCCGTTAATTCCGCGAAACTGAATACTCACACGGACCTCGTCCACATGGATGGCATCAATAGGGAGCGCGGCGCCCAAGTCTCCTTTGGAAAACCAAAAGGGCAGAGGCACAATAACCCGCGTCGGCTCACGAGTATTGCCAAGACTAGTTTCTTTAAAGTCGCTCTGAAGACGGCCAATAAGAGCGTTCTTATTCACCACTTTTTCAAGAGGAGTATCGTATTCGTCATGAATTTCCAAGAGACGGCTATCAAGTGTTTCAACCCGCGCCCCACCGATATCAACCGTTGCGGATTGAATGAGTGCGTGGCCGATGGAGTTTGTCCAACCAAATCTCGGCCCCGCAAGATTTTCCCCAGCAGCGGCAATCGCAGCCGCTTGCGGCGTATAGATATCGGGTAGCGTCGCCACCAAATACAGCCGCGTGATTAATTCGCCCTTTTTTAGCAACCTACAAACGGCTTGCTGGCCGAATTGAGGCCGCTGCTGGAAATCAATCCTAGACCATTGTGTTGTAAACCGACTGACGCGCATGAGCACACGCACGTAGGCCGAGACATCTTTTGGCCCTAGTTTAGGCAAAAGCCGTATATCTTGCGGACCGCTGTGTAAAAGTCGGACCAAGGAGGCCACCATCTACTTCTTGCTGTTCTTTCTAGAACCTGGCGTTTATGTCATTATGAACTAAACACGCGATTTGCGATGCCATTCTCAAACCGCACCCAGTTGAGAGACAGGGCAAAGACGCAGACTTCAAATTCCAGATCTTCATCGCCGCCAGGAGGCCTTACTTCAATGCGTAAGCGCACATCGGAGGAACGACTCGCATTCATCCATCCGCTAGGATTCTGTCGTGCTGGATATCTCGCAAAGGAATAGCCATACACAAAATTATTATAGGCAGCAATCCCTCCGCGGTGTGCTTGACTGATTTGCCGTCTGAAAAAGTCGCCGCTGCCTTGAACCATCTGAATTCCATTGACTTGAAGAGTCGCGCTCACAAGCATGCTCTCAAATGAGCGGAATCCGTTAGTACTATACTCAAACTCAAGTGTATTACTATAATTCGTCCATTCATTATTGACTCGCACGGCCTTGCGCCGAATAAACCAAATGAACTCCTCAACGGGCCCGTTGACTTCCAAAGGCAACTGTAAACTCACAATCCCGCCGCTGGGCGTCATTGACACGTATTTTTTGGGCTCATCAAAGCGAAAGGTTTGAACGTCGCGATACATGCGGTCAAAGGGCGCGTGTAAGAGGGCTTGGCGTAGTTTGCCGTCCACAAGCATTCCATACGTCACAAGGCGACAATCTGTAAATTGGGGCACTGTAGAGGATGCGACGACTGTTTGTGAACCAACGTTAACTCCTAAGGTATTAATTACATCAAAAACAAAGGATTTTCCAAGAGGCGTGTCTCCACAATTTTGACGAGGGCAGATTGTCCCAGGAGGCACAATTGGTCCATCGCACGGGTCAACGGGAACTGTATGAATGCGCACGCACTCGGAGAAGGGCCTCAGAGTAATTGCCACGCGCACGGTGCCCTCTTTTACAGACGTCAATGGGAAGCCGTTGCGCAAGCGAATGCGCTGAAAACTAAAGGGGAGAATACAGGAAATGATGCCGTTTGAAGTTGGAAAGATGCGCTCTTGTGACCAGCCAAGAAGTATGGGAATAGCGACGCGCCCGTTACCATCCACGCCCACGCCAAATTGTGTATTAATGTCAGAATATAAGAGCGCAAACATATTGGCAAAATCTCCGTCCACTGTTTCCAGCACCTGGTCTTCAAGCATAAATTCCGCCTTGGCTATCATGGCTGTTCCGAGACTGTTGGCGTAATACCACGCCTTTGTAGCGTCGGCATATTGGTATTCACCGCACGCAATTTTTTCTAAAACGCTCGGAGGAAACCAGTGGCCGAGCCGAATCTGGAGCGCGACTGTAAATAGGAGGTCGCACGCTTTTACAGATCCCAATTCAAAGACAAGGCGGCCTCCAAATTCAGCAGAACCCTTGGGGACAAATTCTTGGATACACGGGGTGAAATTCAAATAGCGGCGATTGGCGTCGCGGGTAAACCATGATTTATCTGTGTCTAGAGGAAACAGGTCGTCGTCCATTTCGTCACGATCGGCGAGGTCCAAGACGGTTGTAGAATCGCCAAGCGGCCGTGAACTATTTAGATTCATAGTCTCTCTTATTCTGTTAGGAGAGACTAGAATCTATTAGGTGGTTTTAATTAGCGTATTTAATTGGCGTATTCCAAGTCGGAGCGACTTGGCAATAGGCTAATTTTTAATTAGCGTATTCCAAGCCCCCGCGCCCATTGCGGATTCTGTACAAGGCCCACGACTCACAGCATGACACCATCTGTGCTTGCTTGTAGCCCAGTGTAGGGTCTCTGACAATATCATTGAGGCCAACTGTAATCATGGGTCTATCGGCTGTCGTAAAATTAATGCCGCCGCTGGGCTCTCGCGCGGCGGGAGGTTCGTCATCAATGCGCCAACCGCGCGCCCAGTTCATCTCGCAGATGTTTCTTGAAAGACTGCGCTCTTCTTTCGCATCAGTCATGACCTGTTGCCACACATCAGAATCCCACGGACCCTCGCGGAGTTGTCCCGCAATTGTCAATTGAATGCTATTGTAAAACTGACCCTTGTTTAATGCGCCGCCTTCAGGGTCTGTAACGGGCGTCGTCGGCGCAGAGTTTTCAAAATCCCAGAGGCGGTTGCGGAAGATGTTTGTCGTATTGCGAAAATAGGTCAAAATACGTTCTACCGTGTAATTGGCGTCCAAGAATTTTACAATGTTCGCCGTGCCGCCGCGGTCAATGGGCGTGTAATCCAGTTGATTGATGCTGAACAAATTGTCAAAATACCGGATGTAGGGAATTTCAATTGTCTCTTTTGCCAACTGTTCTCGCGCCTCGTTCAGCAAATACAGTTGCTTTGTTTTTAGTATTATATTCGGCTGCTTCATTACGCTGCGTGGCGGGGCGACTCCAGTAATTTCCCCCCCGCCGTCAATATCTTGTGTAAAGGTCTGTTCCCATGGAATAATTCTGTATTCGGAAGGCTGTGTAGGGGGTATAATATCCTCTCCATCCATAGTTACACTTTCCACAAGTTGCTCCAAGGGGCGCAGCCAGAGACGGAGGCGGAAGGTCTGATTACGCAGGCCGCAGAGTGGAAGACCCCTGTCACCAGGCCATCCACATCCAATCATAGGCAGAGTCAACTTTAAAGAACCAGGTGTTGCGTTCTGTTGAATGCTCCTATAAGAGTCATCATGAACGCCCGCGAGTTTCTGAGTCAAAAATCCCTGATTCCACGAGCCCTTATTCAAATTGGCCACATATAAGGAATCGCCACTGACTTCTTGAAGTAAAATCTTATCTTGAAAGATTTGGATTTTTTCAAATAAGAAATAGGCGATTCCATTGACGTAGCCGTAATAGGTTTTATTTCCAGATGCGTCTTCAACGTAGGTTGGCCGTGAAGTATTGTAAGGCGTCATTTCGGGCGGGAGCCAAGAGGGCAGTGTAATTTCAAGGCTCGCTTCGGTCAAGACGTCTCCAGGAAGATTGAATTCAAACTCGCATCGCTGTCCCCAGCGCGCGTCATTGATGGGCACGTCCCAACGATCTTCGGGCAGAGATGCTGGCCAACGGTCATACGTCCATTGAAACGGGTGAACAGATTCTTTATCGTCTTTTGTAAAGTAACCATCCATTACCCCACGGGCTGATAATTCATATAATGCGCCATCAATCTGTGTTTGATTGCGCGTTGCCGCCATCCTATTCTGTTGAATAAAGAAGGTTTAGATGCGGAAGCACTAAAAAATTGACAGAGCGCTCTAGAATAGTAAAGGTACACCAACCAACATGGCCGCAAATCTTGTGATTGTAGAGTCTCCAGCCAAGTGCGCCAAAATCCAGGGCTTTCTCGGATTTGGCTGGAAAGTCATCGCGTCTATGGGCCATATTCGGCACCTCAAAGAGGAACTCGCGTCTGTCGGCATTGACAAGGATTTTGAGCCGACGTGGGAGTGGATGAAGGAAAAGGGCCAGACCATCCAGAGGCTCCGTGACGACGCTAAAGACGCGCAGACAGTGTATCTCGCATCAGATGATGATAGGGAGGGGGAACTGATTGCCTATAGCGTCTGCCTTCTTCTCAAACTGAATCCCAAGACCGCAAAGCGCGCTGTCTTTCACGAAATCACGGAAACGGCCATCAAGGCTGCTGTGGCTAAACCGCGTCTCCTGGATATGAATCGTGTAAACGCCGCGCAAGCTCGTGCGATGCTAGATATGATGATTGGATTTACGATGAGCCCTCTTCTCTGGAAGTCTATTGGCCCCGCCTTGTCTGCTGGGAGGTGTCAGACCCCAGCTCTGCGTCTTGTGGTGGAGCGCGAGCAGCAAATCAAGGGATTCAAATCCACGAGTGGCTGGAAACTCGGTGGACAGTGGTCGGCAGAAGGCAGCAAGATGGTCTGGGACGCGCATCTGCTGGATGAACTTGAGGACCGCGACTCTGCCGAAACGCTTCTGGAGATGTGCCACGACAAACCTGGCGGTGCTGTCACGGAGGCCATCACGAAGCCTTGGACGCAGCAGCCCCCGCAGCCTCTGATTACGAGCACGCTTCAGCAG